GAGGAGGAGATGAGCGAAGAAGCAGAACAGGCGGAAGAGCCACAAGAGCCAGAAGCCGAGGAGCTGTCCAAAGAAGACCCTATCTCTGTCGAGTTGGCCGCAGTTAAGGCGGAGCTCGAGGCTATCAAAAAGCAAGCCGCCGAGGGTGGTTTGAAGCATAAGGCACCCACGGCCAAGCGTGAGCCTTTGAATCTGAAGAATCTTACAACCGAAGAGCGCGTCCGTGCTCTCGCAAATCATTTCAACGCCTAACTATGGCAAACGCAACATTCACTACTTCGACGTATGCAGGCCAAGCGGCTTTGCCTTTCGTCGCACCAGCCATCTTGAGCGCGGACACCCTCGCCAACGGCTACATTTCTGTACTCGACAACGTTCGATACCAAGCAAACCTCCGCAAGATGACGGGTGTGGCTATCGCCGCCCGCTCTTGTGAGTTTACTACCCCTGCTTCTGGAGGGCTCGACATCTCGGATGTGGTGTTGACTACGACGCAGTTGCAGGTCAACGAACAAATCTGCAACGACGACCTCGCACGGACGTGGGCAGCCGAGCAGATGCGTGGCAACTACGCCGGTGCTCCTGATGATTACGTGCAGTTCTTGGGAACGTACGTGGCCGCAAAGGTAGCCGCCAACATCGAGCAGAACATCTGGCAGGGTAACTACTCTGTCGATGGAACTGCCGCTGCTGTGGTGACCAACTTTGACGGCATCTTGCACCACATCGTAGACGCTACGCCCGACCGCGAGACGGTGAGCACGACGGCCCTGTCTGCTGCTAACATCTTGTCGGCCTTGGCCGTTTTGACCTCCGGTGCCGAAGGTGCTCCCGACGCTATCGTGGGCGACCCCGACACGAAGATCTTCATGTCGCGTCAGTCAGCTCAGTTCTACTACCAAGCTCTTGCAGCTACCTACCAACTGCCTTTCTTGAACGACGGCTTGGTGGCCAAGTACGCTGGTTACGACATCGTGACGCCTGCGGGCTTCCCGAACCAGACGCTCTTGATTGGTAAGACGGAGAACTTCTTCTTCGGAACGAACCTCTTGACCGACCACATCGAGGCACGCTTCCTCGACTTGACGGGCACGACAGGCGACGCCGTTACGCGCATCGCGATGTTGTTTGATGGCGGTACTCAAGTGGCCGACCACAACTCGTACGCTGTCTGGCGTTACGACGCTCCCTGATGATTCATCCGAGTGACGGGGGGGCCTTGGGCTCCCCCTAATCTCACAACCCCCCTTCCTCATGGCTTGTAGCCTAACTCTTACAGGACGCGACCTTCCATGCCGCGACGCCCTCGGGGGTATCGAGCGTGTGTATATCGCGGAATGGCAAGAAGGACTCTGGGCTAGTCCCAATTCTACGACGGGCATCATCAGCGCGACCTCTGGTTCGTTGACGGTGACCCTCGAACCTTTTGCCACAACCAAAAATGCTTCTTCCCTGACGCAGTCGGGTACAGGGTCCGTCGAGAACGGAACTATGTTTTATACCCAGACGCTGACGTTGGTCCTTCCTAAGCTCACCAGCAACGACATCGTAAACCTCCAAGAGCTCGGATACGGGCGTTTGGCGGTCGTCGTTATGGACGTCAACGGAGACTTCTGGATTATGGGACACACCCGCGGATGCGAGCTCGCAGGCGGAACCGTCACGACGGGTACGGCTACGGGCGACCTCTCAGGTATGACCCTCGAAATTACGGCAGAGGAAGCTACTATGACTCCAGAGGGTAACACCTCTGCGGCCTTCGTCCCTTCTATTTCTGGTGCCACCTTTAACGCCTTCGTCTAATGCCTTGCGGAAGTATCACAATTTCACAGCGTGACCTCGAATGCCGCGACGTATTTGGCGGTATTGAGAAGGTCTACTTCGGCACGTTCTCCTCAGGTATCTGGGAGACTCCAGGCGGGACAACGGACGGCGTAATCGACGACGCTACGGCGGCTCTGACTATCTACGGATACGACACCTCACGCAATGTGAGCTCGTTGACGCAGACCATCAACGCCTCGACCGAAAATCGTACTATCTTCTTCGAGCAGACCCTCACTCTGGTCCTGCCCGGCTTGGACGGCACCGATCAGGTCGAGCTCTTGAACTTGGCCAAGGGTCGCCTCGTGGTAGTCGTCAAGGACGTAAACGGGAACTACTTCGTAGTGGGTAACATCCGCGGAGCGGAGGTGACGACTTCGGAGGTGACGAGCGGGGTAGCTGCTGGCGACCTTCGCGGTGTCACCCTTACTGTGGTAGCTCAGGAGCAGTCGGCAGCCCCATTCCTCGATTGGGCTACGGCTACTGACGGAGTTACAGGCAACGTAACCGTGGGCTAACTTCCAGCCTTTTCCGATATAGTTACAAGGAGGGGGAGGGCGCAGGCTCTCCCCTTTTTGATTCAGATATGATACACCTCTCTCCCAATAAGGCCAACAACCTCGTCACTGTGACTCCTTTCGAGTCTCGCAAGTTCCTGGCTTCATTTACGCACTACCTCGTAGAGCTTACCCATGAGGCTACGCAAGCTACCTACTATGCCGTGCCGGTCTTGGACTACGACAACGAGAGGTATACCCAGTTCGACCTGCCGACTAATGCCGACGCTGTTAATTCGGTCCTTATCACCGAGAGCGGGCTGTACACATACAAGATTTGGGGGCAGAACTCCGCCACCAATCTTGATCCAACCGACGAGGTGGTGGTAGGTATCTGCGAGGTGGGTCCGTGCAAGGTGTCCGACGAGCCCGCGTGGACTATCCCCGCCGTTACAATTCCCGACAACGTGATATATTACGAGTGATGGAACTACTCAAACTACAAGAATATCAAGAACGCTCCTACGCGGAGGTGTCCTCGAATAAGGGATACGTCCAATATGGCGACGACAACCTCTTCCCGCAGTACCTCATCGACCTCTACAAGTCGAGCGCGACGCATAACGCCCTGTGTACCTCTATCGCCTACATGATTTTTGGCGACGGGGTGCAGGCGAGTACGTTGGACGCCCGCCTAAAAATTGAGGAGTGGGGACTTCAGGACGAAGTTCGCAAGGCGTGTCTAGACCTCAAGATTCAAGGCGGCTTCGCCCTCGAAATCGTGTACTCTATCGACCGGACGACGGTGGCCAAGGTGCGTCACTGTCCCTTCGAGAATATCCGTTCCGGGGAGGTCGACGAGAACGAAGAAGTACAATTCTTCTACTACTCGAAGGACTGGAGCGACAGCCGCTGCGAGCCGGAGCTGGTGAGAGCTTTCGACCCCAAGGACTCACGGGAGCACCCCGTGCAAATTTTGTACGTGAAGCCCTTCTCTCCCGGGTCTTACTACTACCCCAAGCCCGACTACATCGGTTCTATCGATTACATCGAGCTCGACAAAGAGATTGGGAAGTATCATATCAACAATATCAAGAACGGCCTCGCTCCTTCCTTTAGCATCCACTTTAAAAACGGCATCCCTTCGCAGGAGGAGCGCAGGAAGATTCGCAACGACATCGAACGCCAACTCGCAGGGGCTACCAATGCGGGTAAGTTCATTGTTACCTACTCAGACTCTCCCGATCGCAAGCCCGACTTCGAGCCGTTCCCCCTCTCCGATGCCGACAAGCAATACCAGTTCCTCTCGACGGAGGTGTCCGACAAAATCATGGTTGGTCACCGCGTGGTGTCTTCGGCTATGTTCGGCGTTAAGACAGCAGGCCAGCTCGGAAACACCCAAGAATTAGAGATTGCCTCGGAGCTTTTCGATAAGCAGGTAGTCAAACCTTACCAGCGCATCGTCAAAGACGCCCTTGAGAGCATTTTTAACGCCGCAGGCACACCTACCCTTGTCTCGGTCGAAGAAGTGCCCGCTATGGAGCCCGAAACGGCCCCAGAGGAGGTTAATATGAGCGAGGTGGTAGACTTGAACCTCGCGTGCGACTTTCTCATTGAGATGGGCGAGGAATTGGACGACGAGTGGGAACTCATCGACGCTCGAAAGGTGGACTACGAAACCGAAGCCGTACAGGACGCTATGTGGACGTTTGCCACGGTGCCCTCGGGTAAGCCACAAGCCAAAAGCGAGCAGGATAACGACCTTATC